TAAAAGGCAGATAGTTTATAAAACAGAGAGAATGCGCATAAATGGTAGGTAGTAGCTAAATAGATGCGTAAAAGCAGTAAGAAAGATTATTGAGAGAATGCACATAAAATGCAAATGCTGAGAGACTGTGCATCAATAGCAGGTAGTAGTTAAATATATGTGTAAAAGTAGAAGAAAAGATTATTGAGAGAATGCGCAATAAATGCAATAGTGAAGGATGATGCCTGTGATGTATTGCATTTATTGCACCTTCTTGCAATCGAGCTGGCTGCATTGAGAGGATGCACAATAAATGCAATAGTGTTATAAAGATGTGCAATTATTGTGCCTTCTCTCGATCGAGCTGAGTATGTTGTGAGATGCTAAGGAAAATGATATGAGTACTGACTAGAGTTCTTGTTTTCTGTAAATGCGTAAACTTGTTCACGAAGTGAGTGGGTACTAGCAATAAATGCCATTCCGGAAAATGATATGAGTACTGACTAGAGTTCTTGTTTTCTGTAAATGCGTAAACTTGTTCACGAAGTGAGTGGGTACTAGCAATAAATGCCATTCCGGAAAATGATATGAGTACTGACTAGAGTTCTTGTTTTCTGTAAATGCGTAAACTTGTTCACGAAGAGACTGAGTACTAGAACTTGTAGAAAAACAGTTGAAAAACATGTCTACAAAAAAACTTATTTTGGTGAGTGGTCGAATCCTAGCGAGCAATTTTGGATAAGTGAGCTCACACAGGTGAATTTATAACAAAGAATCTTACCCAACGATTCTAGGCTGCAATGCGTCGATTTTTGCATGAATAGGAGATAGATGAATATATTAAATAAACATGATGGAGCGGACGTTTTGAATGCAGTAATTCGTGGTACACAGATCGAAGATCTGCATGATGAGGAGCTCTTTGCGGCATTGGCATCAAAAGACTATTCCTTTTATTGCCAATACGTAACGCATAGAATCTGGAAGCCTTATAAACATTTGCAGCCAGTTATTGAAGCACTTGAAAAGGTTGCACGTAGAGAACTTACTCGATTAATGATCTTTATGCCTCCGAGACATGGCAAAAGTATGGCTGTTTCAGAAACGTTTCCATCATATTTTATCGGTTTGCATCCTTCAATGCATATAATAATTGCATCATATGGCGATGTGCTTGCACAGCAATTTGGTAGACGAAATAAGCAGAAGGTTGAAGAGTTCGGAAAAAGCATCTTTAATATATCGATATCTGCTGATCAAGCAAGCAAAGTTGATTGGGAGTTGGCATTACCGCGAGGAGGCGGAGCAGTGACTTCAGTTGGAATTGGAGGTGCAATCACTGGTAAAGGTGCTGATTTGTTAATCATTGATGATCCAATAAAGAACCGTGAAGAAGCGAACAGCATTACTTATCGGAACAAAGTGTGGGAAGAATGGCAAAATACTTTGCGTACAAGACTTGAAGGTAAGTTTGCATCCGTGATTATTATTGCAACACGTTGGCATCATGACGATTTAGTTGGACGATTACTTAATGCTGAATATGCTGCTGTAGATGACTGGACAATTATTTCGCTGCCTGCAATTGCTGAACAAAATGATATTCTAGGTAGAGCGGTTGGAGAGCCTCTTTGTGCTGAACTTGGCTATGATAAAGCTTGGGCTACAAAAACAAAAGCTGATGTTGGTTCTTATGTTTGGGATGCATTATTTCAACAGCATCCTTCAGTTCAAAAGGGAAGCATATTTAAGAGGTATTGGTGGAGATTTTATAATACGTTACCATTAAAGTTTGATAGGATCATTCAAAGTTGGGACATGGCATTTAAAGATATGACTGTATCTAGCTTCGTCGTTGGTCAAGTGTGGGGCTTAGCAAATGCACGTATTTACTTATTGGATCAGCTCCGTGGACACTTTGACTTTGTGAAGACATTAGAAGCTGTTAGTGCTCTTTCAGCAAAGTGGCCAATAAGTCAGAGCCAAGGCATTTATGTTGAAGACAAAGCAAATGGTCCTGCAGTGATTTCAGTGTTGAAGGAAAAAATAATGGGACTTATTGCCGTAACGCCACAAGGAAGCAAGACTTCTCGAGCGTATGCAGTAACACCATTGGTAGAAGCAGCAAACGTTTATTTACCGAATGTTTTACTACAACCTTGGGTAGATGATTACATTGCTGAGCTAACGGCATTTCCAACTGGCACACATGATGACCAAGTAGATGCAACAACACAGGCTTTATCGATGCTTGCAGGATCGTTGCATCAAAGTACTGAAGCATATGAAGTTTTAAAGAATGCATCAATGAATTATATAGGAGGCTAGCGTGGCACGACGAAACATCTTTGCAGAGATGGCGTCAAGATTACGAGAAGTTGCAACAAATTGGATCTCGCCAAGTGATATGGCAGGACAATATTCGCTTGTCACCGCAAAGATGAATTATACGCTTACTAAAGAACTGTATTACAACACAAATAAAGAGTATAAACTTGGAGCAGGCTTTGCAAAACCTGTAATAAACACTACTGTTGGATTTTGTGGCATTCCAGACGTTATAGCAGATGATGATGCCGCTCAAGATGATCTTGATTCTTACATCATTAAATGGAGTGGCCTTTTACTTATTGCACAAAGAAACTGTTTGAGAGATGGTGATTCTTACATTAGATTTATGAAGTTAAAGAATGATTTAGTACTATTCAAAGGTGAAGAAACAACGCTTCAGGCATTTTTGATTTCACCTGAATATGTGACAATTATTGCAGACGTCATTACAGGTGAAGCTGAAAAGTATATTATTAAAACTCCTGTTGATTACACAGATGAAAATAACAATCATTTTAATTTTACTGTAATAGAAACAATTACAAAAGATCAAAGAATGGTTTCATACAGTGGTACTAATGTGCCTGCTACGCTTACAACTTTACAAGAAGCAAACGCTTGGGGTTTTATTCCAATCATTCACTTCAAGAATTCAGCAGAGCCGAACGAGATGTATGGACGATCGGAGCTTGAAGTCATTGAACCATTTATGAAAGCTTACCATGATGTATTCATTCAAGCTATGCAATCAAATAAGCTTCATAGCAATCCAAAAGTCAGACTAAAATTGTCAGACGTTGATGGCTTTTTAAATCATAATTTCACAAAAGAACAAGTTGCAGAGTCAAAGAGGACAGGAAAGCTGGACTTCAATAAGGATATTTACTTACTGAATGTCAATGAAGATATGGGATTTGTTGAAGTACAAAGTGCAATTGGATCAGCTGAAGTTTTATTGAAGTTTTTATTCTACTGCATCGTTGATGCTTCACAAGTTCCAGAGTTTGCTTTTGGAACTGCAGTACAAAGCAGCAAAGCAAGCGTTTCAGAACAGCTTATTCCATTAGAGAAAAAAATTGCAATCAAAAGGTTAGAACTTCAACCATTATACCAAAGGCTTATTAGAATGATTTTAGCAATGTTGTCCATTGCCAATGCAAAAACGTTTACTACTTATGGCTGTTCATTTCAATGGCAAGATGTAAGTCCAGCTGATGAAGTTGCAACATCAACGATTTTATTCAATACTGTGCAAGCATTAACAATGGCTGTGGAAGGTCAGATTGTCAGCCAAGAAGCTGCAACTGACTTTTTAGCAGATCTTATTCCAACATTGCATCGATTTATAAGTGCTGATAAAGACATAGCAAGCGAAAAAGATAGGATCATTGCAGGTTTATTACTAATGCAACAAACTAAGAACGGAACAATTGCAGACGTATTGCAAAAAGAGATGTTGGCTAAAACTGGGATAGCTAAACAATGAGCTGGATAGAAACATTTAAAAACAGTACAACACCTGATTACTTCAAATACATTTCATCTGCTCGATCGGAGTTCCTAAATGCACGTATAGCGCTGTCACAAAACATCAGCAATATGTATACACAATATGCAATGGCCATTGAGAAACAAATTCGTGATCTAGGAGTTCATACATTACAAACTGCACAGCTTGAACAGCTGGCTTATAGCATGCGGCAAGAAGCGGCACATTTAGCAACTGGGTTAACTACTGTTGTAAATGATTCAATGGTAGAATCAATGCGATTGGCAACAGATCCTTCAAAATATGCATTGCTTAAAGCTTCAAAAGGAGTACTGAATGAGGCTGAAGTTAAAGCATATTTTGTCAAGGTCAATTCAAATGCTTTAAGCTATTTTATGTCAAAGACTGAGCACAATCCACTATTTATCAGTCAAAGAGTTTGGGGTATAGCAGCACAAGCAAATACAGCAATTGTTGGCATTTTAAAAGATTCAATTGCTGTTGGTGCTGACTCATTTAAAACAGCGAGACTGCTAGGAGCATATGTTCAAGGAAGTGGAACTGCACAGCGAGCATTGATTCGTCAATTGAAAGACGGTGGAATTAAGAAATATTACGTGCCAAAAGATATAAGCTTTGAAGCTCTACGACTTGCTCGAACAGAAACGTCAATGGCATTTATGGAAGGCACCTATAAAGGTGGCCAAGCGAATCCTCTTTACCGAGGCATTAATTGGCTACTGTCAGCAAATCACATGATAACAGATATATGTGATGATTATGCGGCTCAAGGCTTTTTTGCAGCTGGCGAAGAACCTGAACTTCCACATCCTCAATGTGGCTGTACTCAAGTAGATGTTTTTGAAGATGCAGAAGATGCAGCAAATGATTTGAAAGACTGGGTCAACGATCCTTCAAGTCATCCTGAATTGGAGCAATGGTATAATGAACAATATTTGCCTGCTCTTGGAAAAGAAGCTATTGAAGTTCCATCAGCGATTGCATTCAGTGAAAACTTTGATAGCATAGCAAGAAGTGCTGGCTGGACTGATCAACAGCTTGCTGCTATTAAAAAGGATCTTTCAACTTCAATCACACCAAATCAGTCTGCTTCACAGTTAGCAAAACTACGAAGCAATATGGAACGTCAGTATGGAATTTCAAAGAGCACCCAAGGAACTGTGGATGATTTGATGCAGGCGTGGTTAGAGAATTCGTCAGACCTTGCTAGCACGTTGAATGCTGATAAGCTACTGTTAAACTGGAAAGGCATGATAGCTGAGCAGTACGATCAACAGCTGCAAAAAGCATTAACGTTTAGATCAATGTTTGCACAGCAATACGCAAAAGCAATATATGGTGATACAATAACATTATATCGAGCAGTCGACGATGGTAATGCATGGCTTCAGTTGTTAAGGACTGTTGGTAAAAACAATGAGCTTACTAATTATATGCAATCAGCGCAGAGCCTTCGTGAATTTGATGTTAATAAACTACGCACGCTGTTAGGAAAAGATGCTAAGACAATTTTGAAGTTCAATGTTAATGCATTAAGTTCATGGAGTTCTGATCCTACGCTGATTGATTACTTTGGAAATGTTACACTAAAACAAACGTTTGCAACAGCTGATATTTTTACAGCATATGCTGTTGATCCAGTGCTTACGACTGAGTGTGAAGAGTTTATCATGACATCATTAACTAACAAAGGTACAGTAGAAATGACAGTCGAGCAGCTATTAATGGCTATGAAACGAAGTCCAGAGATTGTAAATGCTTTTGTTGATGCCTTGGGTGGCTTTTAATGAGTAGTTTAGCAGTATTAAATGACAATGGTTTAAAGCTTAGTAGCTTCATTGAGCACTTTTCAAAAATGCAGCGAGAACAGTTTGATGCTATGTCACAAAAGCAACAGAGAGAGCTTTTGTTAAAATACCTTGAAATTCGCAGCACATACAGATCTAAAAAGTTAGCTAATGATGATCTTAAAAGAGCTTTAGATGCGATTACGTTTGATGATGTGAAAAAGGAGATCAACAATGGCTGACAATGAGCAATTACCAAAAGGAATGATAGCTACTGCGGAGATATCAATAAAAGATATTGATTATGCAGGCATTTTGTTAAGAAAGATAGAGGAGATTAAAGGAGACTTTAACTTTAATCTATTGTCGTTGCAAATAAACGAAGGCGAAGGTAAGTCGCCGACGATTGCGTTAGTTTTGCAGGTCTTACCGAAGGAGGTAAAAGATGCCCTATCCAAATGAACATTCATGCAGAATGCATGATCCAGCAGACTTTGACAAAGCTAGCTTCCGTCGAATGGTAAAAGGAGATCTTGCAATTATTATTGGCAAGCTGCACGGAAAAGATGCTACATCTACACAAGCATATCGATATCCAATCGCTGACTGGACTGAAGCTAGAGCTAAGGCACATTGTGAAGCTGCTGGTGGAACCTTTGAGGCTGCAAAAAAAGCAGAGATGGAAGCTGTAAGTTTGCTTGCAAATCTTACTGGTGAAATCAATGTTGCAGATATTCCAATTGCAGCGAATGTTAACTTAGATCAACTAAAAGAAGGAGATACAGATCCTCTTGAAGTTGTTGTTGAAATTGATAGTGGCAAGAGTACTCGAAAGTGGGACTACTTGCCAAGCACAATACAAAAAATTGTCAAGCAGATAAATGACACTACACCAAATGGATTCTTAGGCCATCAAAAAGCTGAAAATCTTGAAACAGAATTTCCAGACATTGCAACACATTGGATTGGAGCGATATATAAAGATGGCAAAGCGTTTGTGAGAGGATTGATTGATCCTTCTATGGATAAGCTAAAGAGGCTGATTAGATCACAAAGAATTAAACAGGTTTCAATCTTCGGAGTTCCTACTTTAGCTATGAATAAAGGAGAAACTCAAGTAGTTGATTATCAGCTATTGTCTTTAGATTGGTCGCCTAAAGATAGAAATGGTATGGCTACAAAAGTTATTGCGACCAGTGAAATTGATGCAATTTTAGCATCTCTGTCATCAGGAGGTGACAAAGTGACAAAAGAAGAGATTTTGTTAGCAGCTAAGGATTTGCTAGCAACTGGTGAAATGAAAAAAGATGATTTCAAAGCTCTTATTGGTGATCTAGAAGACTCTGTGAAAGTGCAGGATATTGCCAAAAAGTTGAATGTTGATGCTAACAAGGTGGCTGGAGAAATCGATAGGTTATTGTTAATTGAACAAAGTACTCTAGTAGAAAAGCATAATCAGCTAGTCGAAAAGGTGCTTAAAGAAAAGATAGTTGATGAAACTATCCGTGGTATTGTAGGAGAAGTCCTGCAATCAACTGTTGGTGATGATGACAAGAAGATTGCTTCTGAAATAGAAGTAGTTCTTCAAAAGGATGCAGTTAAAAAGGCTATGAGTGAATTGCACACAGACAACAGTCCTCCAGCTGCAGGTAATACAACTGGCAAGGATAGGAAGTTCACTCAGTTTGAAAAAGCCAAAATTAGATAGGAGGATGCAAAATGGCTTACATGAAACCTACACCTACAACAGAAACAGAAAAGCTTGTAGGTAAAATTAGTGATGGATTGTCAGTTAAGTTGGCAGTACCGGCAAAAGTAGTTGCTACTGGAACGACCAACGACGGCGTAACAAATGGTATTTTGACTTGGACAGCAGTCGAAGCTGGCCTTGATGGAAACGGTGTTACGATTATTCAGCAAGATCCTAAAGGCAACGACCAGGCGCTTGCAATTGTGGTAAGTGAAAAAACTATCACAATTAGTCTAGCAACTGGTGGTGCAGGAGCTATTAGTACGACAGCTGCAGCTCTCAAAACTGCAATTGAAGCAGATGCAGATGCTGCTGCTTTAGTAACTGTCGTTTATTCAGGTACTGGAGCAGGTTTGTGTATAGACGATAACGCTGTTCTTGCTGGTGGACTTGATAATGCGATTACAATGAAGAACTTCTACCTTATTAGCCATTTCTTCGGTATGGCAATGGCTGATGCAGTCGCAGAAGGTGAAGTAGTTTTAGACCTCGAAGAAGCAGAATATGTAACAGATCAAATCAAAGTGGCAGATGCATTTATAGTAGGAGCTAAAGTTTATTGGGATCCTACAAACTTCTGGTTTACAGAAACCGTAGGAGCACTTACCCTTGTAGGAATTGTTACTGTTGCAAAAGATGCTGATGACAACATTCAGTTCAAATTAATCAACTCAGTTATATAGGAGGATGAACAATGAACATTTATAGTATTGATGCTTTAAAAGAATGGGCAAAGACTCATGACCATGAAATTGTTGGCCGCTATTTGTTTAGTGGAGAGCTCAAATCCATAGCAAGTAAGATTGTTAATGGAGAGATGGATATTCTTAAACTGTCAAGACCTTTAGGAGAAATGATTACTAAAGGAGATATTCCAGAAGAGCTTTTCCAAAAAGTTGTTCTTGATGTTGAACTTGGTAGGGCTGCAGTACCTTTAATGTATAACCCAATCTATGATACAATCACTGATGCTAACTTTCCTCAAGACTTGAAAGCTAAATGGGCTATGTATGGAGCAGTGGTGTTCCTTGCTCATCTTGAAGGTCAGGAGGTAGAGTTTGGATCGCTGCGTGCAGAAGAAGGACCAGTTGCTTCAATTCTAACGTTTGCTGCGGGATTTGAGTATACCGAGGATATGGTAAAGTATAATCAAACTTGGAATATGACAATTCTCAATCAGGCGTTTGGAGAAGCATATAATGCATTGTTAAACCACATTCATCTCTTTCCAATTCTTGCAGGACCTGATGTAAATTATTCAGCTCCAGGCTACGAAGATGCAAATAAAACAGCTGCCGTTTGGACGAAAGCGGATGGTTCAGCGGGAACTGACTCGGATTACGATCTTCTTATGACTTATAGAGCAACAATTAAACAGGGATTAAAAGATGCAAGAAAGGTTGGCAGACCAGCATCTGTTCTTTTAGCTCCTTCAGTGGATGAAATCGACATCAGCGAAGCTATCAATAGAATGGTGCTTACTTCCGGCAGAGTTCTTCCTGCGTTTACCGACATCACCTCATTCATTTATTATGATGGCTGGACAACAAAGGTAGCTGGAAAAACATACACGTATCAAGGTGTTCCAACAACAAAGATTTATTTGATTCGTCCAAGAGGTGGATTCAAAGAACTTGTAAAGCATGATCTTCAAGTTCAATCAAACGCTGGAGACTTGTCTCGCTTGATTAGTGCTCAAGTTGTTGGTGTTGCACGTAGAGGAATTTACGCAGCACTGGCTGAAAACGTTCAAGAACTTACTGTTCCTGCCGCATAGTAATAATTACATAGGAGGTGTTGCACAGTGGACCTGACATATTTACGTTTAATTGTTGATGAGAGAATAGCTTCAGGTGGCTCAGAAGCTGATACGTCTTTTACTGATGTAGAATTAATTGCCATTGCAACTCAATGTGAAAATGATCTTTATTTAACTGCTTCTGAAGTATGGAGAATAAAAGCTGGCCTTATTCAAGATAGAATAGCAAACTATTCAATAGGCTCAGAGTCAGTTACATATGTGTCACTTCTTGAAGCATATAATCATGCAATAGCGCTATCAATGGAGTATAAGAACAAAGGTGGCAATGCTGCTAAAGTGTTCTCTCAAACACCTCCTGATGTATTACATTCAGAGGATGAAGATGAATGACGTTCAACGTTTACGAGCTGATGTACAACATATTATTGATGAGAACCCTTCTATTATTCAAATTACAAAAAAAGAATACATCGATGATGGTGCTGGAGGCAAAACTGAAGTAATCACTACTGCTACTGAATTTATAGCAAGAATTTTTTCGACAGCCGTTAAACCTGCAATAGACATTATTCAACCAGCAGGAATACAGCATCGAAACGAATATAAATTAGTTGCTGCCTTTAACGCTGAAATAGCAGAAGCAACAGAAAATGTTAAGCAAACATTTACAGTGGATAGCATTACATATCTCATTACTGAACTTGCTATCATAAAATATGCAGCAAGCATTATTTCAAAAGAAGCTATACTAATGAAGGTGAGCTAAATGCCTGGTGCAAATGAAGTAAATGATAAGTTGACTGAACATGTATCAAGAAGAGTCGCTGGATTGTATGTTTTATGTGACTCTGAAGGTAAAGGAACTCTTGAAGCCGAAGCAAAAAGAAATGCACCTTGGACCGATAGAACAAGTAATGCTCGTCAAGGATTGCATGGTGGAGCTGAGTTTGACGGCAGCGACATTGTCATTTATGTTGCTCATACGATGGAATATGGAATTTACTTAGAGTTAGCTAATGCAGCCAAATATGCAATTCTTATGCCAACAATAGACAAAAACCTTGAGCATATTAGAAAAGTTGTCACAGATTATTGGCAAGGTACTGAATGAGAGCTGAAATCAGAACGAGATTACTCACTCTAGTCAGCAACCGAGTTTATGAACCATATTCGCCAACTAAAGACACTGTGAAACCTTTCATAGTTGTTAAATTTGGTGTTGAGGTTCCTGATAATGTTTACTATGCATATCGACAAGTGGTTCAAGTCTGGCCATATGTTGTAAGAGGTTCATACACAGTTTTGGATACGTTTGTATCACAAATTATTGGAGCTCTAAAAGAGCCGATAGATACTGTTCCTTTAAAGTATGAAGGAACTGTAGGTCAAGATTATTTTGACCCAGATTGGCAAGCCTTAACTCAAGGCTTACAGTTTTCATATGCCACAATACACGATTAGGAGGTAGAAATGGCAGATCAAATTAAGAAGGGGTATTTGAGAGGCGTTAGAGGACTTCTCGTTACTCCATTAAATACTGATGGCTCGCTTCCTTCAGTTGTTCCTGAAGTAGCAGCGACTGCAAATACAGGAGTAGGTACCAGTCTTATTACGTGGACTGCAAAAGCGGGAATGGGAGTTTCTGGAAATAGCATTGTTGTTATTCTTCAGAACCCTGGTGCAAATAGCCAAGCTCTATCAGTTACAGTTTATCTGAGAGCTATTCTGGTTAGTCTTGCGACTGATGGAACTGGAGTAATTACCACAACGGCTACTTTACTTAAAGCTGCTATTGCAGCTAGTGCAGAAGCTTCGTTGCTTGTGGTTTGTTCAGGTGCAGGTGCAGCAGGACTTATAACGGACCAAACTGCTCATCTTGTTGGTGGAACTGATCAGCAAGGAGCAAACTATTGGGTAAACACACCAGAAGAAGTTGGTTATACAGCAAAAGTTGAAGCCGGTGCAGAAGACACTTTAAGAGGTGGTGATGCCGTTTTAACGTCAGTAAAAGATCCTGATATTGTCAAAGGAATAACACTTGCCATTCGTGATGCTCGGTTTGATGCTAAGTTAGCTGAAATCATAGATGGTGGAACGCTTATTGAAGATGGCGGAGAGATAATTGGATACACAGCTCCAACAGTTGCTGCTCAGGCAACTCCAATTCCTTTTAGAGCGAAAGTGTATGTTCAGTCATACAATGAAACCGGTCATAGAGAAGCTTATCTCGCATATAATTTCGTTTACTGCATCGGAAAGCTAGGAAACATCACACATACAGACAAGGCGTGGGGATCAGCAATATTCAATGTTGATGCAAGCGAAAATCCAAGCACATTGGCGAGCGTTTATTCAAAAGAATTTGTTGACACATTACCAACTGAAGCAGGCGTATAAATTAAAGCAGCAAGCTTAAAAACTTGCTGCTATTTGAGGAGGCAACATGAATTTAAAGAAGTTTTTTAAAGTTTTCAAACTCAAGAAGGAAGAATCCGTCTTGAGAGCAAGAATTATCAGGGCTGATGGAACGGTTGAAGACCTTGGAGTAATCGCAAGGGGTAAAGCAATTAAAAATTTCACGGAGGTGAAACATGGCTGATGTAACTGTCTTAACACAAAAAGGTGAGGAGTGGGTTGTTGATTTAATGGCCGCAGTGACACAGTATGGAACTTGGGGAACAGGTGCAGGAACGGCCGCAAAAGGCGACTTAACAATGTTTACTGAAGCACCGGAAGCAAGGATCTCAACAACAATTACTCAACCCGTTGCTGATAAGGTTCAACATGTTTGGTTGATGACTTCTGCTGCAGGAGCAACGATTACGGAGGCAGGAATATTTTCTGCCATAACTGTTGGAACGATGTATTATCATGCTTCCTTTACAGGAATTGTTTTAAGTGCTGGTGACAAGATAGAATTCACTCTTCAAAACGAGGTAACTTAATTCGAGGGGTCAGGGATATAAAATTCCTGACTCTCTATTTGAGGTAAAATGGCACATACTTACGACACAAAAGCTGAGACTAATGGCTCTGCAAATCCATTAACTCTGGCTTATACTTGTGGGACTGGGGCGACCCTATTAGTCCTTTGTATTGTTGTTTCAGGCTCGACTAACAGGACTGGAGGAAATCCAACTTATAACGGAGTTGAGATGACGCCTGTATATGAAAATATTAAATATGCTTCGTCTCCTGAAAACTCCGTGAGTATGTATTATTTGTTAAGCCCTCCGACTGGAAGTGCCTACAATATTTCAGTTCCAAATTCTGGTTCGCTAACAATGTGGTTGTCTGCTTCATCTTACAAAGCCCAAAGTGGTTACACAAGCGCCTACGATGTAGGAAAAACAAACACAGGACTTTCTGCTAACCCTTCGGATTTGATAACTACGACAGTTGACGGAGATGTATGTGTCCAAGTTGTTGGAGATGGCTATAGAGATGTTCCTTCTGGACAAACTCATACTTGGTTAAACGACCACGACTTCGGGGCAAATGTTGGGGCAAATCAATATGCCTTACAGGCAACTGCTGGCAATATTACAATGGGCTTTACTGAGTCTTCCGATGACTGGCAAATGATTACTGCATCGTGGAAAGAAGTTCTGGGAGCAACTCAAAAAGCACTTTCAGTTGCTATGAGCAATGTTTTATCAAGAATATTGAAAACTTCAAAGCGACCCTCTGTAACTATGTCAAACGTTCTCACAAGAGTTAGAAAAATAAGCAAGTTTCCTTCTATTACAATGGTTAATAATCTTGTTTTCAGCAAGGGAAAACTTTTGAGTAAAGCAATTTCAATAACAATGGTTAATGTTTTAAATATTGCAAGGTCTTTTATTAAAGTTAAAACTTTGTCGGTTATCTTGACTTCAGTTTTAGGTATAAGTAAAAAAATTAGTAAATTTCCTTCAATTATTTCAGTTGGAATTTTATCTATTAGAAAGCAAATTAAGAAAAATCTTTCAATAACAATGGTTAATGTGCTTACAAAGGTTAGAAAGATTTTAAAAACTTGTTCAGTTGCTATGGTAACTATTTTAGTTATTCTATACCAAAAAATATTAGGAAAAGTCTTGTTAGTTATAACCAGTAATGTTCTTGCAATTCAAAAAACAGCAAAGAAAATTCTCTCACTTATTTCGAGTTACCCTGTTGTTCTATTCAAGGGATTTTATAAATCTGTTTCTGTTGTGTTGACAAGTGTTTTAAGTGTGAGCAAAAGGGTTGAGAAAAGCCTTTCAGTTGTTTTAGCAAGTGTGCTGTCAATTCTTAAAGGTCACATATTCATTAAATCTCTGTCAGTTATTTTACAGAGCGTTTTAGGTATTGCAAAGCAAATAAGGAAAAATCTCACTGTAACTGTATCAAATATTCTTACTATTATTTATCATAAAATCTGGATAAAAGTCTTATCAGTATTTTCTGCTGGCGTTCTATCTATCAGTAAGAAAGTTAGCAAAATACTTTCAGTTATAATGGACAATCTTTTATCTATTGCTCATCAGTTTATTGCTGGCGGGGCAATTCAAAAAAGTCTTTCTGTTGTTTCAGAAAATCTTTTATCTATGCAAAAAGAAGTTAGCAAAATGCTTTCAGTAGTAATGCAGAACATTGTAACTCTTTCAAAGCAAAATACAGGAACTGTATACAAGTCTCTCTCAGTAGTCTCATCTAATATTCTTAATCTTTCAAGGGGAATTTTTAAATCATTGTCGACAGTTATGCAAAACGTACTTTCTCTTGCTAAGAAAGGTAAACGAATAGTTGTAAATATAATGATAGTGGTAAAAGAGCGTCGATTTTCTGGGTCACATAAAGATCAAATGCAACACGGCGTTGTCGTAAAAGAGAAACAACACGACGTTGTCGTAAGGGAGCATGAATATGATTAATGAAGAATTGCTTAAAGTTGATGTAGTTGTTGGAGACTTTGGATATGATTTTGTCTTTACACTATATCAGGAAGATGAAGTTACTCCATTTGATTTAACAGAGTATGAACCTCATTTAGTTACATCACTATTTGACGTAGTAATGGAAAAAACAGCCACCCCAACAGATGGCAAGTGTTCTTATACACTTGACGCGAATATATTTACAGCAATAAAAAAGATTTACGAAGCAAGAATGCGTTTATTAAAAGCAAACACAGTAGCAAGAACAGTTTTTAGATTTTATATTGTAACTATTTAAAGGAGGTTGTAATGGAAGAAAACAAAGTAATTTCACTGCAAGAAATTGAAGTAATTGCAAAAGGTGAGTTAGTACAAATTCCTGGATGGAAGGCTGGAACGTTTATTACTGTAAGATTGAAACCTATTGACTTAACTCCTGAGCTACTTAAATTAAGAAACGGAATTCCGAATCCACTAAAAAAGGAAGCCCAAGAAGTGTTTGAGGGTAAGAAAGCAAATCGAGAGGAAGTTGGCGAGGCTCTTCTTCAAAATCCTGGAATATTAGAACAACTTGATGTGTTTGCAAAACTAGCACTTGTTGAACCTACATATGATGAAATCCAAACACGAATGCCTCTTATCACAGAGCAAAAATTGGCGATCTTTAATTGGGTGATGGGAGGTGTTCAGGACTTAATACCGTTTCGTGAAGAACCCAAACCTGATGGTGGAATTGGTACTGACAGCAAAAAGCTTCGGGATAAGACCAAGTAGTTTAATAAAAGGCGTTTCAAATTATGTAGCTTATTGCTTTGATGTTGCTTGTGGTATTTATGATTTATATTTGCAGCAAGGAAGGAAACCAATAGAGTGGGAGGAGAATGAACTGTGAACTTAGGTAGTATTTGGGCTGAAATTCGTATAAAAACTGATCAATTGCAAGCTGATGTTGCAAAAGCTCAAGGACTAATAACTGCTGCTGAAAAAAGCACAGAAGCTGCTGCAACTAAAATTTCAACAGCGGCTGACACACAAATGGCAGCTTTTTCAGCACATATGGAAACTGTTGCAAATAAGATTAAGACTACAGGCCAGAATATTTCAAAAATTGGAACTCCTCTTCTTATTGCTGGCGCAGCTATGACGGCTGCTATTGGATTACTGGTTAAAGCTGCAGCAGAAGGAGAAGTTGCGGAGACAAGACTTGCAACAGCTTTGAAAGCAACAGGTCAATATTCAGAAGAAAATGTAAAGAGTTTGATTAAACTTTCTGAGAATATGGCAGACCTTTCAGGTATTTCACACGATTCAATTCAGCAGATGATGGGTTTCGGTTTGCAGTTAGGTTTTACAAAAGAACAAGTAGAAAAATTGACTCCTAAAATTCTCGATTATGCTTCTGCGACAGGAAAAGACTTGGAAACTTCAATACGCTTGGCAAAAGCTGCAATGGAAGGTAATGTAGGAGCTCTTGATCGAGTTGGAATATACATAGAAAAAGCGAAAGATGGAACAGTCGATTTTAATAGCGTTTTGAATGCTTTTGCAAGCTATGCAGGAAGTGCAGAAGCAAAAGGTAATACGCTTGCTGGCCAAATTGGTCGTTTAAAAGAGCATTATGATAGGTTGGCAGAAACATTAGGAACAACGTTAATTCCTGTAATAAAAGATTTGATTGATAAATATCTCGTACCTTTGATTGATAAAATAACTAAGCTTCCACCAAAAACTTTAGAGAATATAGTCAAATTTACAGCACTTGCAGGAGTTATCTTGCTTGTTGGTGGTACAACAATGAAACTAATTGGCTTTGTAACTTCACTTACTTCATCAATTATACTGCTTATTCCACAGCTTCAAGCTTTAGGAGTTACTTTTAATATTGCACTTGGTACAGTTGGATGGCTTGTTCTTGCTGTTGCTGCTGTCGCTTTACTTGCTGCACACTGGGATGATGTTGCAGATGCTTTATATAGAGCTACAGATGCTCAGTTGGGTTATGAGAAAGTTACTCCTGTGACTTATCCAGGAGAAACGCATCTAAGAGCGCCAGTAGAAGGAGAGCCTGGATATGTACCAAAAACAGCAGCACAACAAGCGAAAGAAGATGCAGATGCAGTTCTAGACGCAGAAAAAAAAGCTGCAGATGCAAAAGTAGCGTTAAATGCAGATTTGGCTGATAGGATTTATGCACTGACTCATACAGAACTGCAAAACAAACTTCACGCTATAGATGTGCAAGCGGCTGCAGATTTGGATGCTGGGAAAGACGCTGTGAAAGTTGCTATTTGGGTTAAGGATGCCAAGGCACAGGCTGAGAAGGAGACAGCAGCAGAGGCCTTAAAAATAACCCAGGATAATGCCACAAAAATTTCACAAGTCAATGCAGACTTAGATGATAAACTCTATGCACTTAGTCATAGCACAATTGAAAATCAGATTCGTGACCTTGCCAAGGAGCGTGATGCAGCAATCGCTGCTGGAGGTTCGAAGTTAGAAGCTGCCAAGGTGTATGCGCTTGCTTCAGAAAAGGTTTATGCTGATGCACGGATAGAAGCCAATCAAAAGGCTACTGATTTGATAGCAAATTTTGAAAGTAATTTGACTGAATATTTAAGAGACCTCCATCAACGGGAAATGGATTTTGCGATCAAGTCAATAGAGAAAGAACGCGACGCTAAGCTTAAATCTATTCAAAAAGAGATGGATGCAGTCCAGAAACAATACGATGACGCTATCGATAAAATTAATAAAGAAAGAGATGCAAGGTTAGGAATAATTGATGAAAGAATTGCTAAGCTTCAAGAACAACACGAAAAGGAGCAGAGGTCTGAAACTTTAGCCGGATTAAATCAAGCGGTTGCAGAAGCACAAACTGCTGAAGAGCGAGCGGCAGCAGAGAGAGACCTGAATAAACAGATAGCAGAGTGGGGATATGAGGATACTCTTGAGAGATTGAGAAAAGAGGCAGATGCAGTACGGGCAGCAGCAGAAAAAGAAACAGGTATCGCCGAAGAAACATATAAGAATGATATGAAACAGAAAGAGGAAGAAGTTAAAGAATGGCAGAGTTTTTATGACGACAAAGTAACTGCAACGCAAGAGTTTTATGCTGATCTAATGCTTCAAAGAAATATTGATGCAGAAAAACAAAAATGGTTAGCAGGAAAAACAAATACAGAAATTTTAGATAAGTTGAGAAAGACAGAAGGTCAGTGGGCTGCTCTTGGCTCAGAAATTGGAGATGCTTTTTGGGGTAATTTAATGAGTGGAATAACTAATTTAAAGGACTTGTTAAAACTTATAGGAGAATTGCCTATTGGTGGTGGACATGGTGGTTTTGCTCAAGGTGGAGCAGTTTATGGTCCTACTCTTGCATTGTTAGGAGAAACAGCAACACCAAGCAATCCTGAAATAGTTATTGCTCCTGGAGCTGGTGGTGGTTCAAATATTGAGTTTATTCTTCGCGAAGTTTTAGATCAGATGAGAATACTTAATGCTAGAACAATGCCGGATGTCAAGAGCGGAATTGCTAATTCGATTAGCGGTTTGGGAGGAAAAATCTAATATGATTTATTTAAAAACGCTTACACAAACGTATCCTTTACCCGAAAGAACTTCAAAAAGCAGCCCGATGGATTATTTTTCTTATCACCAACCGTTTACTGATTTAAACTATGGATTCCTTCTTGGTTTAGAACCTCAAGAGCTTACGGTTCAGTTAAGACCTTTAGACTTGTCAATTCCTTTTAACGATGTCATTTATGTATCATTTGATAATATAACTTGGCAAAGAGTTATTGCTATTAAAGTTCTAGATTTTAGTTTGCCATTCAAAGGAGCACATTATCCACTTACGTTAAGGATAGTTGCTTCTCCTTTAAGACTTGGAACTACTCACGCTTCAGGCAATATCTGGGGACTGAATGCTACACCTAATTTAGTAAACGCTGGAAATCACACAGCCTATGCTAAATTAGTTTACTATGCGCCAAGACTTTATTTTCCTTTAACTCAAAACTTGATAGACTTTGCAGGTTCAAGTATTGCTTTGACAAATGCAGCCTCCAAGACTTATCAAGGCGTAAGTTATCCTGCAAATACTCCAATTTTTAATTTGGGACTTTATTTAAGCAATGAATTTGCAGATGTGGCTAAATTAACTTTTTATAATTCAGCAATACACACGATTATTGCTCAAATAAAATCTACTCGTTATCCAACTGACTGGGTCATTGGTGCAGGTGAAGGGACTCCAAACTTATTAACAGCTAATCAGTCAAATGCTGAAGTAGATACATCAGGAATGAGTGGCACTGGAGGAACTTTTTCGAGAACTACGACCGCAGGAGAGTTTTATGCAGGAATAGCTGGATTTAAAATAGTTTCAACAGGTTCAAATGATATCTCTATTCAGACCTCAACAAAAACTACAGGTTTAACTGCAGGAAAATACTATTGTTTTAGTGTTTATGCAAAATCCTCTACTACTGCAAAAAATTGGTACGTTAAAATTTATTGGTATGATGCAGCACACGCACTTATATCTGCTATAAACTCAACTTTAGTTCCAGCCTTAACTTCATTCACAAGATTATTGGTTATAGGTAAGGCACCAGCAAATACCGTAGAATGTACAGTATTCATTAAATTAGTAGCCTCAGTTGTAAACGATGTTCTTTATATAGATAACTTAATGTTTGAACAGATAAACGAAACGACCATAACAGTTTGGGATGATGGACTTAAAAACAAACTTTACATAGACATACCAAATAATCTTTTAAAGTGGACTGATTATACTTCAACGATTCAATGTGCTTTTCCAACAGACCAATTCTTACAAGAAAACTCAAGTTATACGAGAAAAACTATAACTATCGTTGCTATTCATAATGGTTCTACAAAAGAAATTCACTGCAAATATGATGGTGGAACTTTTAATGATGGTTCTGGAGCTTTGGATTTATTGGTTTGGACGAATCAAATAACTTTAGGACGGTTTGATGGTTCTTTATTTAATCTAATTCAATATCCTTATGTCTTGAGCGCTTCTAATTATGGAAGTCTGAACTTTACTCTCAATCCTTTGAAGTTTAATAACTTCTATATAGCGAATAAGACTGCTGGAGTAATTGTTTACGAGAATGGTATTTTAACAGATGAGAACGGGAACGATATTACAGGACTTGTAAGCGGAAGTTTAATTGAATTTTTGCCTTCTGTTTCTACGCAAGTTCAAATGACCGATGGACTTTCTGGTAAGTGGAATGTGTCAGTTAATGACTGCTATTTTCCATAATGGGAGATTTATAACGTGGCAAACGCAAGTAACGCACCAAGCAATATAAAAGTTTATCCAATACCTGCTAAAGGAGTAGAGGTTAGAGCAACATTCACTTCTGCTAATGGAACGAATCCTGCAACTTATGCAAGGTTTCAAGTTTCAACAGACCCGAATTTTGGAACTACTGTTTACGATTCAGGGCAAGTTTCAATAAGTCCAATAAGTGACGGCGCAGAAGGAGTAATGACATTTGGTTTTGTTCCTTCAAGTCAAGGGACTTATTATTACAGGCTTTGTTTTTGGGATAATGCAAATTATATACAAACGGACCTTACAGTTTGGAACGGTGCAACCGTAGGAGATGATGCGGGGCATACTGCATATGCTAGACCAAGTGGGGATAACTCGATTAGCACTGCCCTTTCTATTTTTCCGACAACTCCAACAACCCACTATGATAAGGTAGATGAAGTAACGCATAACGATAATACAGACTATATTTATAATAGCGGGGTTTCGGGAACTTTTACCGATATTTACAATTGTCTTCAGTCAGGAATTGATGGAACAAATCTTCATAGAATTGCAAGCGTAAATCTTATCGCATATGCGAAGGTATTAAATGCTGCTAAATTAGCATATTTAAACTTAAAGGTAGGAAATACGTTTTCCGCAAACATAGATATGACGAATGTTACTGCCTGGACGCAAAAAAATAAACTTTGGAGCACAAACCCAGATACGGGTTTAAATTGGACTTTGAATGATGTTAATAGCTTATTAATAGGTTTTAAATTTCAAGACAGCTGGGGTGCATATCTTTATATTACTCAACTCTACGCAGAAATTACTTATTATAACTATACAATAACGTTTACACCACCTGGAAATAATATTCTAAATATCGGTTATCCTTCAGTTTCAAGTATCGATGTTAATAACAATCAAGAAAACTTTACCTTTACGGTTCAAATTCAAGATACTTATACCAAGCCTCCGATGGTAACTTTGAATGTAGACAATAAAGGTTATTTAATGGACTATGTTTCAAGAGTTGGTTCAGGACCTTATACTTATACATTTATAAAGACTTTGCCACTTGAGACAGGAAAACACCAATACCAATTTATTATCAGTAATGTCTGGACGACTTTAATAAGCAATACATATAATCTATATGCAAACTATCAATCAAGCAAAGATGTAAAAATCTATGTAGATAATAAGCAAATAAACGCTTGGAATATAATTTTAACCGAGAATCTTTTGCCCGATGTAAATGAAGCTTCATTCGTGACTGATAATGTTATAGATTCAATTTCTGTGGAATTGAGGGTAAAAACTGGAAGGCAAGTAAAGTTCTATCAAATGCAAATCAAAAACAACGCAAGGTCGGGCTCGAATTGGCAGTATACAGTTTACTCGACTCTCAAAAAAGAGTTGAAAAAGACAATTTCTTATGGAGCGCAGGTTACGAGTTCGCAGTCTTTACTTCAAAAGATTTTGCCTGCTTATTCTATTTTTGGAAATTTAACCGAGAATATTTATTTTCAACAATTTACTGATAAGACTATTGCAGAAGTTCTATCCTATTTGATTATGATTAACCAAGTTCGAATGCACGAGAGAAACGGGAAAATATATATTTTAGAAGACACAAATCCGACTTATACCTTACAAAACTTGGAAAAACAAGGTGAAGATAGGGACAATATTATAAATATAGTTCGAGAATACTATAAATTACTACAGACTCCTGTGCCTGCGACGGCTTTAACCGAATATGATGCCTCGAATTGGGCTGGAACTGTGGTAAATGCAATTCAAACTTCTAATGGTATTTTACCGCCTTCGAACTCTCCCTATATGTTAAAAGCGACTGGCGAAATATATAGGTCGAATATAAGCATAACGCCAACAGATTATGATAGGTTTCATTTGAATTGGAATCCTGACACAGCAACGACTTTAACGATTAAATTAGAGACAGACACTTCGAATTACTACTCTTATACGAGGACTTTTTCAGGCGGAAAAGGTGCGGGCTTTGTTTTACTTGGTGGTTCTGCTCAAGATGTTGTAAGCAAAACAATAGCTTTTGGAAGCACAAAACTTGTTTCGAATATAACGGGGCAGACTTCTGATAACTGCTCATATAAAATACAATTAAAATTAAATGGAAGTGTCGTTCTTGACACTGGCTGGCTTACAACTTTTCAGAAGTCCTTTAACTTGCCTTTCTTCAATACAAACGCAGATACAATAGTTCTATACTTTACGAATCTTTATCCTGTCGGGACTTCATACGGGGTAAACTGCCAGCAGTTGACTATTCAAGAGTATGCAAATGTCGTTGTCTCTACGCAGAAAACCGAAGAAATTGTAACGGGGCAAAGCCTAAAGGGAAGCGGAAGTGTAGATATAACTTATAATGCTCCGACTTTTACCCTTCATGCAAAAGTGGCCGCTGGGAGTGCTTATTCAGTTTCAGGAAATCAATCGCTTCTGGTAAATGTTTATGGTTTTGCAATTAACTATTTCCAGGGAGGTATAACAAGAGGGGCAATCATAGGTGCAAGTTGGTATACTGAAAATGGAATACTTTACCTCGAAGCTACTATGACCGTTCCAGGACCCGACAACGTAGATTATGCTTGGTGCAGTTATGACGTTTGGGAAGCAGTAGTGACTACCACGTACACATCTGTTTACGGTTGGCAGTATATAACTTATGCCTGGCAGCAGACTTATAATTTATTTGATTCTATCGAC